CCGCTGGCTCTATATGCCGAGCCTCGATCTGGTCAAACGCATCGCGGCCAGCGACAAGCGCACCAGCTTCGTCGGTTCGGATTTTCTCTATGAGGACATCTCCGGCCGCAGCCCCGAAGAGGATACCCATGCTGTGCCCCGACACTTAGTTTTGAAGGGGGAGTGATCCGGGATATGCCGGGAGATCGTGGGATATGATGGGACGGGAAGCCCCGGGCCGTGGGGGAATCCGGGGTGTCAAGCGCCGTCGGGGACCTGGAAACGCGATCGCGGCCGACGACGCTTAGATTTGGTGAAACGTCGCGCTGGCGACGTATAGTTTTGAACGCCTCAGCGCACGTATTCGCGGCAACTCCAGACCACGCGGCCGATGATCCGAACCAACTCGGACAACTCGCCGTCCATATCCACCTCGATCGGATCATATTCCGGGTTTTTGCTCTTTAGAATGAGCTTTCCAGGTACACGATGCAGGTATTTAATGTAGACTTCCTGCTCTATTCCCACCGCAAACAACCCGCCAGCAATTATAGCATTCTGGCTTTCGTCTACAAGAACAGTGTCTCCACTCCAGATTTCTGGCTCCATGCTATCGCCGGCCACGTCCATCAAGACCATTTTGCTGGCGCGTCCCTTGCGCCGCAAGAAGTCTGTCTTGAAGGCATAATAGCCTATCACCTTCCCTTCCGTCTCCAGACTGCCCGTGCCAGCGCACAAGCGCGCCTGGACCTTCGGAATCAGGCTGTAGCCCATAGCTGGCGCGGCTTCCGGGCTCATCCACTGGGGCTCTCCCGGTGGGATGAGGCAGGCGTTTTGCGCTTCAGCGGGCGCAGTTTGGGCGTTGTCGCTCTGCTTCAGCCCCTTCCCAAAAAACAGCCAATCCGCTGAAACGTCAAAAGTTTCAGCTATTTTTTCAACCCATCCGCTCGGTATTTTACGTCTTTTTCGTGCAGTCCCTACGGATGGGGGCGTAATATTTAATATTCTGGCTAATTCAGAATCGTTTGACGCCCCGCATGCTTCCATGACCCTGGCAAACTTTGCCTCAAAAGACTTCGTAGAACCTGGGATGTTCTGCGAAGCGTTCTGCGAAGTGTTGGTTTTTACTTGTGACGGCATAAACTTAAATGATGTTAAATAGTTGTAAACATTTGCCGCAAAATGTGGTCAAAAGCTTCTACGAAGTAAATTTTTACCTTGACCACATAAGACTTTGACATTAGACATGCCTTAAAGCGGTCACAAAATATGACCGCTTTCCCCGATTTCTAGTCGAGAATCACGGGACGGGCAATGGCTAAGGCGAAACGAAATTTAGGCGGAACCATGGTGCAGCTCACCCTGCCCCTGGCCAGCCTGCCCACGGCCAACATGGCGGCCGGCAGCCTGCGCTGCCGCGAGGCCGTCTATGAGGCCCTGCGCGAAGCCTTGTCCGCTTCCGGCCTGTCCCGGGAATACGTCGCCGGAGAATTGTCTCGGTTAACAGGCGACCAGATCAGCATCCATCACATCAATAGTTGGACGGCCGAGAGTAAGGCCGGCGAGCGACACCTGCCCGTTGAATACGTCGCCGCGTTGACCGTGATCCTGGGCGACAGCCGCATTTTGGCGGCCGCCTGCCCGGCCGGCCACGTGGTGCTGTCTCCGGCCGAGGCGGCCGTCTACGAGCTGGGCAAGGTGGTGGTCGAGGAGCGGCGGCGCGGCCGCAAGAAGCGTGAACTGTGGGAGCGGATCAATGGTGCGTAAGCGGTCGATCAAAATATGGATGCTCAAGCGGGGACTCAGTGTCCAGGACGTGGCGGATGGCGCTGGTGTGCATCAGTCCTACGTCTACCACTTTCTGGCGGGCAGGAAGAAAGCACCGTCGGTCCGCGAGTGGTTTATCAGGCATGGGTGCCCGGTCCGGTACTTGGGAGAAGGAAAGAAGGAGGCGGCGTGATGGCACTTGGCGAAGTGATCATTGAAGACGGGGCGGAATTCTTCCTTTGCGAGACTCCACCCACGCAAGCCGAGCTTGAAGTGTATTTCAAGGAGAACGGCAACGGACAGGACCATATGATTATGGGGCTGGAACTTGCCTACCGCCTGATCCTCCAGCCGGTCGACGACCAGAAGACAGCTCTCCTTGGTCTGGTCGACCAGCTGGGACTTAGCGAACAGGAGTGGTTCCGCATAAAGGTTATGTTGTTTTGGGGGTTGGCAGCGATTCTATCCAATCGAGAAGATGCTCCAGTCGCGTTTTGCCAAACCCAGGGGATGAAATAGAGATGCGCACTTCAATCCACTCTTTTAGCGATTCTTTGCTAATAGGCATCCCTTCCTCCATTAAAGATATGACTGCTTCCCCGATCACATATTGGCGGCTCTCTGGCTTATCAAGAAAAGTTTCAATTTCTTTAGTTAGTTTGGCTTTTAAGTCCTGTGCCAACTTTTTCCCTTTCTTTTCGGCGTCAGACATTTCCGCGTCTCCTGTGTGGGTTGACGGTTTGGGAAACAGGTAACGGCGATCCTATCAAGGGACGCGGAACACTTACAAGGCGGCAAGGCAGGCGGTAGCGGCGATGGAAGACACAGTAACGGCAGATAAAATAGCGAAAGCGCTCGGGGTTTCGACGCGGGTCATCTACGACAAGGATTGGCCTTACGTTGAAGAGAAAGGGCGCGGCCGTGGCGGTAAACGCCGTCTTTACCCGCTCGAGACCCTGCCTGCCGACGTCCGCGAAGCCCTTGGCCGCGTTGCCGCCTCGGAAGCGGCCACCGCCGGGCGGATGGAAGGCCTCAAGCTCCGGCTCGAAGAGGAATCCGCCCAGGCCGTGGCCGATGCCGCGCGCCAGGAAGGACTGGCAAAATTTACCCGGCTTGCCGGCAAGGACCGGCTCCGCGCCGAGGCACGGGCCACGCTCCTCGCCGCCTTCAATGCTTTCCTGGCCTCTTCGGGGCTGCCGGCATCGACCGCCCGCCATGTCTTCGCCGTTGCCTACCGCGCCGGAGAAATCGAGATCGACGACGCCGTCCGCGCCATGCTGCCCAAGGTCTGCGCGACAAGCATAGGCAACTGGCAAAAAGCCGTCACCAAGGAAGGAATTTCGCGGCTGGCTGGCGACTACGGCCACCGCAAGGGCACGGGAAAAATCGACCGCATCCCTGAAATCGCCGAGTTCATCAAGGGTGAACTGTACGAGCGCCCAACCATCAACGCAAAGCGCGTGTTGAAGGGGGTTGAGACGCGGTTCCCGACCGCTGGCATCACGCAAAAGATGGTCCAGGACTGGCTGAAGGCGTTTCGCAAAAACAATCCGCGCCTGATGCTGGATATTACCAGCCCAGACGCCTGCCGGTCACGGTATCAGCCGGCCACGGGAAGCCGTTACGAGGGCATAGACCATCCGAATCAACGATGGGAGATGGACAGCACCAAAGGCGACATCATGCTTTGGGACGGCAAGAAGAAGTCCCGCCACATTATTGTCGCCTGCATCGACGTTTACACGCGTCGGGTCAAATTTCTGGTTTCACGCTCTTCCAGCTCCGCCGCCGTGGCCTCATGCCTGCGCCGCTGCCTGCTGGATTGGGGGCAGGTTGAGCAGCTCGGAACGGATAACGGCTCGGATTACGTTGCAAAGCACATGGTGCGGCTGACCCTGGCCCTGGGCATCGAGCGCGACGTCGCGCCGCCGTTCACCCCGGAGCACAAGCCTTTCGTCGAGCGTGTTTTCGGCACATTCCTGCGAGGCGTCTTCGAGGATTTGCCCGGCTATATCGGGCACAGTGTGGCCGAGCGCAAGACCATTGAGGACCGCAAGGCTTTTGCCGTGCGGCTGGCCAAGGGCCTGCATCATGGCGATTTGGACACGCCGCCCGAGCTGCTCCTCTCCCCTGACGCGCTTCAAGAATTTTGCGACGAGTGGACCGATAGCATCTACGCCCACGAACCGCATTCCGGCGAGGGTATGGACGGCAAAACGCCCTGGCAAAAGGCTGCGGAATGGTCCGGGCCGATCCGGCGGATCAGCGACGAGCGCGCCCTGGACGTGTTGCTCTCGCCCGTGCCGGGCAAGAAGGGAGACGGCTACCGCCCCGTCCGCAAAAAAGGCCTCGAAATCGGCCGCTACCACTACACAGCCCCGGAGCTTGGCGGCCACGAGGGCCGGCAGGTGCTGTGCCTTGAGGACAGTGCGGATTGGGGCGCGGTCCACGTTTTCCTCCCCCACGACCAACAGGATGAGGACGGCGGCATGGAATACCTGTGCCGGGCCGTTTGCCCGCTGCTGACGGGCATCTCCAGACGCGAGGCCGCCTTGGCCCGGAGCCGGGTCTACAAAAAGGTGCGCGCCGAGGAAAAGGCGGCCATGCGGGCAGCCTCGCGCAAGGTCGGCGCGAAGGACGTCTACCGCGAGGTCGTGGAGCATGCCGTGGAACAAGCCGGCAAGCTCTCGCACCTGCCCAAGCCCACCATCCCCCACGAAACCCCGATGCTTCATGAAGCCGGCCTCGCCGCCCGGGCCGGGGACGCCCCTGCGCCGCACGAGCCGACGGCCGACGAATTGGCCGCGCGCGCCGCCCTGGCCGAGGACATGGCCAGGGAGACAGCGACCGTCCATGCGATGCCCGAGGCGCATACCGAACGCCAGCGCTACAACCGCTGGCTGGCCGTCGATGCCGCCATCAAGGCCGGGCAGGATGTGCCGGAAAAAGAGCGTAAGTGGTGGGAAAGTTATCAGAAAACGCCAAAATTTCTGGCCGAACGGCAAATGCGTGAGTTCTTCCCGCAACTCGCCGAGGCCGGCCAGTAAAAGCGGAAGCCTGCCGTAGCAACCGGCAGGCTTCCAAGTGAAATCAAAGCAGGGAGATCGAAAAATGACGCAACATGGACAACCTGTCAATGGCGGCCCCGCCCCGTTGCTCAATGTGCAGCGGTGTCTGGAGGCATTGCAGGCGGCTAAAAACCGTCCGTCCCATCTGCCGGGCATCGTGTGCATGTACGGGCCATCCGGCTACGGCAAGTCGACGGCCGCAGCTTACGTGGCGACCAGGACAGACGCCTATTACGTCGAGTGCCGGTCCTCTTGGACCAAAAAAGCCTTTCTGCAGGCTGTCCTCAAGACCATGGATATCCGCCCCAAAGGCAGCAAGGAGCCGGCCAGGACTATCTACGGCATGGTGGATCAGGCTGCCGAGGAGCTGTCCGCCGGACGGCCGCTCATCGTCGACGAGATGGATTACCTCGTGGACAAAAACGCTGTCGAGATCGTCAAGGACCTCTTCGAAAGCTCCCAGGGAACGATCCTCATCATCGGCGAGGAGCGGCTCCCGGGGAAGCTCGAGGCGTGGGAACGATTTCACGGCCGAATCATGCATTGGGTTCCAGCCCAGCCGGCGGACATCGAAGACGCCAAGACATTACGCGCCATGTACTGCGACAGGGTGCGTGTGGCGGACGATCTGCTGGCCCTGGTGGTTGAAAGTGCCCAAGGGTCGGTACGGCGCATTTGCGTGAATCTGGAACGCATCCAGGCCGAGGGATTGGCTGACGGCCTGGAGATCATGGACCGCGCGGCCTGGGGCTCCCGGGAACTGTTTACGGGCAAGGCCCCGATGCGACGGGGGCTGCGATGAGTAGGCAAGCCGCCCATGTCCCTCCGGGGCTCACCGGACGCGACCTGATTTGGGATGCAATGCGGGAAAACCGGACATTTACCGTGGATGATCTGGCTAAGCAGACGCGGCTCAAGCGTGGCTCCGTGGACGATTACGTCCAAGCGCTTGTCAAAGCCGGCATCGTGGCCAAAACAGGGAGTAAGCCGACCCCGCTTGGCAACGCTGGGGCCTTTCCCCGCGCGGAATATACCGTCGTCCCCGTGGCCATGGGGATCGAAGCCCCGAGGGTTCGGAAAAACGGCACGCTGATCCCACCCACTGGTCGCCAACGGATGTGGCGGATCATGCCCATCCTGAAAGACTTCTCGATTCGGGATTTGGCTTCGACCGCGTCTCTGCCCGAGGCTCCCGTCTCCCCGCATGAAGCCCAGTATTACGTCGACTGGCTTGCCCGAGCCGGCTACCTGCGCTCCTCCGGGGCCGGTCGCTGGACCATCGTCCCGGCCATGCGCCGTGGGCCTCGCGCGCCGCAAATCCAGCGCATCCGCCGGCTGTTGGACCCCAACACAGGCGAGATCATGTGTGAGACCGAGCCGGTCGAGGAACGGGCCAAATGAGCGCCATCGAAAAGGTGACGCTGGCCTGGGGAGACGTCCCGGATTGGCTGGCCGCCATGGCCGCCGCCTGCGACGCCACGTCCGGACGGGCTGTGGCCGCTCGCCTGGGCGTCTCCCCGGCGGCCGTGTCCAGGGTGCTTGGGGGCACTTACGGCGACACAGCCGCCATGGCGCGCCGCGTGCGCGAGACACTCATGACACGGCGGGTGGTCTGCCCGGTTGTCGGCGAGATCAGCGTCGAAACCTGCCGGGAGCATCAGGCGCGGCCGTGGACGGCCGTCAATCCAACGTTTGTGCGGCTTTTTCGGACGTGTCGGACGTGTCCGAACAAGGAGGCTGGCCATGCTGGGTAGCAAAATCCGCAACGTGCGCAACGGCCTGGGCGTGCTGGCCGGGCTGGTGACCGAGGAACAATGGGGCCTCATCCAGATGGCCCGCGAGGAACTGGCCGACGCGGCCGACGTGGCCGAAGAACTGGAAACCGCCGTGGCCGGCATGGTGCCTGGGCTGACGGCCAAGGAGGAAACCGATGGCTAGAAAAAAACCGAATCCCGCCTATGTGGTGGCCGACCTGGACGCTGCCGACAAGGCGCTGGCTCGGCTGGCGGAGCTGAAGCGGATCGTGGACGGAAAAAACCTGCTTCTCAACGAGGCCATCGACCAGATGAAGGCCAATACGGCAGAAACGCTGGCGTGCCACCTTGCCGAGGCGGCCGTCCTGGAAGCGGCTCTGGCCAGCTTTGCCGAGACCCGCAAGTCGGACCTGTTCGCCAAGCTCCGCTCTCAGGCCCTGACCTTCGGCACCATTGGCTTTCGTCGCTCCTCGGAAGTGAAGCCCCAGCCGAAGACGACCTGGGGAACCATTAAGGAGCGCATCAAGGCTCTTGTCACCGGGCAGGATGGTGACCCCTTCGCGGCAGCGATCCGGGTCAAGGAAGACGTCAACCGCGACGTGCTCAAGGAGTGGCCCGAGGAGCGGTTGACGAGCGTCGGCGCGCGGATCGTGGCCAAGGACAGCTTTTACTACGAGCTGAACACCCAGGAAATCAATGGAGAAGCGGCATGAGCGGAAACGACTGGTATCGCTGCCTGCGTTGCGGCCATATCGGGTCCGAGGTCGCGCATGACGAGGGACAGTCCGAGGCCAAGGTGTGCGTCTGCTGCGGCTCCTACGAGATCGAGAAATGCCCGGCTCCCCGCTTCGGGATCGCCGCCGAGATCGAGGCGCGCAACTGGAAGCAGAGGGCCGAGCAACTCTCGGCGCTCATCAAGCAGGCCGGCGCGTGCGGCGCACTCCCGGCCGGCTACGTGACCCAGGCCAGACGTGTCATGGCCGGGACGGTCTAGGGCCATGGGCGCATGCGATATGGAGCACCTCATCCAAACAGATATGGCTATGGGCGCATGCAATGACTACAATTGCGAGGCCCAGCCGAATCGCACCTGCCTCGGCTGCCTGTTGTGCCTGAGCGATATCGAGCTGACGGCGTTGGCGCGGTTCCTGGAAGAAAACCAGGGGGGCCTGCATGCGGCGGGGCTGTCGTTGAACGCTATCGAAATCATACTGGATGCAGTGACGGAATAAGGGGGCGGTATGAGCTATGTGATACGCACTGATGAGGAGATCGTGGAAATGCAAAATGAAGCGTCCGAGGCTTTCGACGACGGTTCATCTTGCGCCAGCTTGGTCATGGAACTCCTGGACTGGCTGACCGACAAAGACACTCCAAAACCACAACTCACCTAATGCGAAACCGCCCTGCGGGGCGGTCGTCGGACGGTGGCGCGTCCGGCCTGATGAGCAGCCAAGAGACACACTATGACACCGGAAGATTGGAAATACGTTGAAAATGAACTTATCCCCCCTTGGGGGAGGATCGTGCTTATTTGCGATGGGTACAAAGTTTCTCTCTGTGTCCAACGAACGTCAAAAATGAAGTACACTATTGTAGTGTATGTTAATGGTGAAATTGATTTCAGTTGGATGCGAAAGGATTGCGATGAGCGCAATCGGTTTATGCGTCCTGTTACCCGTCCACTACTTACGAAAGCCCAGCAAAAAGCAGAGAAAAGACTTGCGAAGCTCTGCAAGCGTCCAAGCCGTCATGACGTAAAATACACGTATTGGGTGCCAGATTGGACCAGCGTCAAGTCTTTGCGTCGGCATTTCTGCAAGCATAATCAGGACATCCAGCTGGTGCGTGATGAAGCCGCTACGGAGGCAATATGACCGAACGATTGGGCGAGTACACCTACTGGTTGCATGTCGTCTCCCGTCAGCCCGGCCATACGGTCGTCGAGGCCGAGCCCGGCTACAAGCCGTGCAAGCGACCGGGAACATATCGCGTCTGGATGGCGTCGCATGGCCCGGTCTGTCCCGGTTGCGACCGTGTGTGCCGCATCCCGGCCAAGGCGGGCCTTGTGAAGGACGACGCCATCGTCGTGATCCGCCAGCCGGCCAAAACGACGAAGGGGAAAACGCGATGAGCACCACCACCTCCGCCGCCGGCCGCCGGGCCATGTTGGCCAAAATCCACATCGCCAAGAAGGACCTGGGCATGGACGACGGCACCTACCGCGCCATGCTCGACAACCTCTACGGCGTAGATTCCTCGGCCAAGCTCTCCCCCAAGCAGTTAGACGATTTGCTCGGGCACCTGACCAAACACGGCTTTGTTGCCCGCAAAAAAGGTGATGCGGCACCGTCCGACAGCGCGCGCAACCGCGAGCCCATGCTCAAGAAAATCGCCGCGCTGTTGACCGAGCTGGGGCAGACCGAGGGCCGGCACGTCCCTTGGTCATACGCCGTGGGCATCCTCAAGCGGCAGTCCGGCGTCATGCGCCTGGAATGGGCCACGCCCAAGCAGCTGCGCGCCGTGATCGCGGCGCTGGACAAGCGCCTGGGAAAGCTGGCCCGGGAGAAGCGGGAATCAACGATGCCCGCCGGGAGGCGGTAGCCATGGATGGTATTTCGCAATTCTGTCTCTCGACTGCTTGTTTTTACGCGACTTTTGGGCGGTTGCCCAATGTGGGCGAGGGTATTCTGGTAGCCCTGTACGCGGTGACGTGGCTTAACTGGAGTAGCCGGTAAATGTCGGCCACTCGTCCTTTCGACGCCGACGGCCTGCATTGGCCGGGTATCCTGGCCGACATCGCCGACGCGGCCGGGCCGATGGCCGCCTACCGCGTGGCCGAGGCCAAGGGCGGCGTGCCGGCGTATTTCCCGCGCCCCGAAATGCTGACGGACGACCACTGGCTGGTGGTCGCCTGCGGCTGGGAGGCGGCGCGGCACATCGCCCGGAGATGCGGGGGCGGCAAGTTCGATATTCCGCTGGGGCCGCTCTCCGGCAACCGTGCGGCTGTGGCCCGGGCCATCCGCATGGCCGTTGCCGAGGGTGCGAGTCGCCGGGAGACGGCGCGCCGCGTTGGGGTGGCCCTGCGTACCGTGCAGCGGCAGGCCAATGGCGGCGATAGCACCGACTGCGACGATCAGTACCGGTTGCTGTAATTTTTCGCGCGTATTTGCGCGCAAGAGGACGCAAAATGGCCGATAGACGCCGTCCCGAGGGACGCATCACCATCGAAAGCCCCACCAGCCGGGTAGCCATCGAACTGTTCCCGGCGCGGCTGTTCCCGGGCGGCGAGCGCCTCGACGGTCAATACCGTGTCCGGGTCGGCCGCAGCTGGTGGCGCTCGGCCAACCAGAAATACGTTTTTTTGACGTATGCGGAACTGTTTGTTTTGCTGATGGAAATGAGTGAAAAGCTTTCTGGCGTCCCGGCGCAGCGCCAGGACGATCCCCGGCCGGATGTCGGACGCGGCGACCGGCGGCGGCTGATGCTTGGCCGGGGAGATGACGGCGCGGCATTGTATGAGGCTGTTGTGGTTATGAC